CACGACCATAACTTTGGATTTATAAGGATTTAAAAGGGATTTTGTATTTTATGGTTTATTTTTGTTATATTTTGTATATTCAGTGATATTTATGGTTAAGTTTTGTATAATATAAAAACAAATAGATTCGAAAAGATTCCAAAAGGATTCCGAGAGGATTCGATTTAAACGTATAAACGCGCTTATTTTTTATTATAATAAGCAATAGTTCTAGTATTAACACTTGCAAAGTATTTAAAAAATTTAATTTATGGTTTGATTTTATACTTTTTTAATAAACGCGCCGCCCAGAGCCACGACGAAGTCGTGTGCGTCATTTTATTAAAACATTTTATTACGTCATTTTTTCCAATAATTATCCAATATATATTTTTGCAAATATTTGTTTGTAAATGACTTTATCGGAAAATCTTCTAGAAAATCATCCTCGTTATCGTATCCAAATAATTCTAAAATCGGCGGCAATTTCTTCATATACATTTCAATTATTGACTTAGGAATTTTTTCTGTAAGTTTATCAGTAAATATACTTAATGATGGCTCAGGTATTTTATCTGTTAAATTTATTAGTATATACACTTCATCTAACAAATTATTGTTTACAAGATACAATAAATCTACTGTAAATTTATCTATTTTAGTAACAAACGAATACTTGTTTATCGCTCTATTCTGTGACATTTTATCAAATGCTATTTTATTTTTAAATGCAAAATCACGTATCTTGAAATCGTCATCTTTTAATAACTTTTTAACAGCTTTTAGTTTTATTTTCGCTATAAACTTTTGATTTTGTAAACAAAAATTCTTAAACTTTTTATTTGAATTACATAATCCAATTATATCTCCAAAACTTAATTCCGTAAATATATTATAATATATGTCCGTTGGTATTTTATTCATATAATAATAAATAATAAATAATATAATATATATATTTTTATTTTTTTTATATATAATAATATATACAATGTCCTCCCTTCTAGAAAGAAAAGAATCCTTTGAAAGCCTTTTACGTGTTGATACAGTACGTGCATCCAAACTTTTAGAACAAATACAATTTGCCATAATTGTTTTTATTATTGCATTTTTCGTCGGTTCTAGTACTGATAAACTATTCCCAGTTCAAAAAGATGTAGAAAATATTAGCAATTTTGAACTATACAAAGACTTATTGTTACAATTATGTTTAATAGTTATTAGTTCTTACTATATAACTAAATTAGTTAAAATTATCCCATTCTTCTTTAACCTAAGTGATAAATATATTCCCTCTGCTCACGGCGAAAGTATGGCTGGCTCTGGCTTAGCCATGGCTATTATTTTCGTCGGTGTTCAGAAAAACTTTCAAACAAGAATTACAATTCTTAAAAGCCGATTTTACCCATAATAAATTAAACTTATATAAAAATTTTATATTATATATTAATATAAAATTTTTGTTAAAATATGCGCTAATAACCATTTTCTTTTCCCTTATTAAGACATAAAAATTGTCCGAGTAAATATAAAATTTATATTTACTCATTCTATAGACAATTTTTATGTCCAGTTAATTATTCTTCATCAACATAATCTTCTTCATCAACATCATCTTCTTCATCTTTCTTTATCTTCTTTCTTATTATACTTTCTATTGGTAGTTTAAAATTTTTAAACTTCAAATTCTCAAATCTTGTTACACTTTCTTTTAATTTTTCTTGTGATATTTCCGACCAATCAATATATCCTTTAAATACTTCTATTATACAAACTAATATTTTAGACACTATTAAAAACGACTGACATTCTAATATATCTTTTGAACAATTTTCTTGTATTGTTTTTATATCTTCTATATTTTTTAATACATCGTTTTCAATTTCTTTCTTCAACCCTATTTTTAATTCATGAAATGCATTTTTAACCCTATCTAAATATTTTTTCTTATTATAATGTGTTATTAAATCAGACAAATTTTCTATAAAAGAGTCTAAATAACTATTATTGTCTAAATTTACAATATTTTTCTTTTGACACATTTGATTATTTACTACAACATCCAAAAATGCACCATTTGTTAAATATGTTTCCGACCCATTGTAATTCACATAACTTATAAAATTACTCACGTAATATTTACTATTTTCATCATTTTCATCATTTACATCTTTTAAAAATTCACTAGCAAATTTAACCGTCTTCTCATAATTATTTATATTAGATTCATACTTATTCATAAATTGTTTAGCAGATGAAAAATATAAATCATCTCCTAATTCTTTTGATAATTCATCTAAACATAAAGCATATAACTTTTCATCCTGATCTTGTATTTTTTTTAATCTTAATAATAACTTTACAAATGCCCATATATGTTGAGATATTATAAAATCTCTGTCGTTAGATAAAATATAATTAAACTTTCCACATTTTTCATGTACAGATTCAAACGCTTTATTTACCACAACATTTATCGAATTTTTGTTTAAAGTACCTGTAGGCGTTTCAACATCTGTATCCTTACCTTTTATAAATGATACTCCATATATATTCGTATCAAAAACACTTTCTGAATCATCCATAAATAATACCTCCACAAACATATCAAATCTCCTTATAACCCTACTATTTTTATTATATGTTCCATCCAATGTTATATCATAATCCGAAGTCAACGTTGTTGATCCAACACTCATCGCCTTTACATCTTTTTCATAACCATTTAATATTATTATATCACTCACTATCGAATCTACTACCACTTTTCTAAAATACCAAAATAACGACTTTATAATCAATAACTCTTGTTCTTCATTCTTTTTTTCTTTTTCTTTTAAATACTCGTTTTTTAGTTTATTAATTATATCCTCACCATTCTTATTTTTAAATTCTTGTATATCTTTTACAGTTAACATCTTTATATTATTCCATTTAAATCTCATATTACTATTTAATAAAAAATACATATTCTGATTTTCTACTATTAATCCTGATTTTTTAAATAATTCTATAAATTTTATCACTAATGCTATCTTACTATATGATGAATTATTTAAACCTTTATAAACTTCGTTTAATGTATCACCTATATCCACTCTTATTGTATTACATTTTTTTTCCTCTGTATTTACATCAACATTTAAATCATTTAAATTGTTCAGATTTCTATTTTTATTATACTTGACAATAATTTGGTTCAAATTATTTTTTTTTAATTCGAATATATCACACTCTTTTTCAAAACACCCGCAACAATCATTAAATAAATAATTAAAAAATACATCAAAATCTATTTTATCTTTATCTTCTAATTTTGATATATCTTCCACAATCTTGTCCTCCATTGACTTTATTGCGTCAAAACTCACACTCCTCTGTTTATTAAGCGGATTTTTATCTCTCGTATTTTTGTTCTCCATTATTATTATAACAATATATTTTTTTATTAATAAAAAAAACCTTAAAACCATTTATTATTCTTTTTTTCATCATCCACAACTTTTTTATAATCTCTCGATAATATATTATATATCTCTGTTTTCTTTAATAATGTATATATATTATTCGTATTTTTAGTTATACTTGGAATATTCTTATATTCCTGACCTACATACACACCTAACAAAAAAACACCGATTAATCTTATCATTATTTTATTTTATAGTTGAATAATAAAATAAAATAATGATATTATTCAACTATAAAATAAAATAATGCTATTAACATATTAATTTCTCCTCTTCTTCACTAAATCAGATAATTTAACACTCTCAAACTCTTCTAATAACTCATCCACACCTTCTAAACTCTTTATAACCCTTTTTCTACTCTGTAATATTTTTTCCTTTTCTAACTCTTTTGTCCTTATTCTTTCTTCCTTTAATTCTTTTTTCGGTTTTCTTACCCTTTCATTTATTCTATTTATTAATCTATCAAAAATACGACTCAACTCATAATATCTTTTCATATCTAAATACTCACCTTCACTCACACCCCTCATCTTACCCTTTTTATCAAAAAACATCTCCAAATACTTCATTATAACCTTATCACCACACATCACCTTACCACCACACTCTTTATATTCTACACCAAATTTATCATATCTCTCAGATAATACCTTTATTAATCTTTGCCCTATATCATATAACACCATTGGTGCAATATCCAAATTCTCATACACATATTTATATAATCCACGCTTATCTTCTAATATAGATATTCTCTTTTCATCTATTTCCATCTTTATTTCACCATCCACTGTTTTTGATGACTTTATTAATAAATCTTTAAAATCATTAACAATTTTTTCACTCTCCGGATCCCATAATACCCTTCTAGCATCAACTACAATATTATCCATTTTAATATCTTCAAATGTAATAATTCTCTTTTTATCCTTTTGTATCCTTTCAACCTTTTCTATCTCCACAAACTTCTTCGCACTTAAATCCACCGGACTACTAATTATCACCTTTAATACATCATTAAAACATAATATTATCTTTTCTAATATTTCATAATATTTCTTTGATTTATATAAATCTCTTAATAACTTTGTATCACACTTGAATATCTCATTATCCTTTCTTAATAAAAATGAAACCATCATTTCATCTAATGTACTGTAAAAAAAATTTCTATTAAATAAATTCCTTACATAATTACTTAAACCCTCAAATATTAATTCACCTCTTTGCATCTCATAAGCTACCAATAATGATATCATTATTTTCATATCTATCTTTGACCCAGATATATCAAAATTTATATTACTACTCTTTATCAATTTATTTAACTTATCTACCACACCTTCTATATTATCTATAATGTCATATACATTAATATTATCTATAGACTCGCCACTTATATCCAAAATCATCTTTATCATATCATAATAACCCCTCTGTATAATATTTAATTGTTGTGTAATTATCTCTGTCCTCTCTACATCTTTATACGACGACCTAAATTCATCTTCTATATCTTCTTCTATTTCTTCTTCATCTATTTCACTTATTTCTTCACTTATATCGTCACTTATTTCTTCACTTATATATTCTTCTTTTTCTACATCCTCAACTACCTTTTTATTACCAATTATATCCATCCCTGGCATCATCTTTTTTATATCAGACATCATTATCAATTTTGATTCACCTCCCATCTCCATACCATATATTTTATAATTCGTTTTATTATCTCTTTCTATACGGTTCACTTGGAAATATTCACCAGATTTTAATAATATATCTTTATAAAATATATCATCTACATCTATAAATCTCGTTATCCTAGTACCCGCACCCTCCAAACTAACTAATAGTTTTGCCTTGTGTTCTTTTATTAATTTTCCTATCATACCACGATTTTCACCCTTTAATACTTTTACTTTGTCACCACTTATTTTTATATTTTTCTTTGAAAATAATATCATCTTTTTACATGATACTAAATATTTCACCATATCACCTATACGCTCAACTTCTGATATAACTTCACATTCCATTATCTTGTCACCAGCTTTCATATCTTTACCTATACTAATATACCCCCTTATATCTAACATCACATCATATTTTGAAGGATAATACTCCCTAATCTCAGCCTCTTTACCCTTATCTCCTCCACGTCTAATAATACCATATATAGAATGCTTAAACCCCACATTCTTATTAATATTCATCCCCCTTATCCTTTCTGTTATATCATCAACACCCATATTTTTTATTATAATATAATAATAAAAAAATAATTCATATTACCATTCTAAAACGTTTAATATAAATAAAAAAAGCGTCCTTACTTTTAAAAAGTAAGGACGCTTTTTTATTAAATATTAAATTATAATTATTTTCTATATTTCTTTACTGTTTTATTCTCAATTATCTCTATATCATCAAAATTATCCAATAAACCTCTCATCTCACACATTTCACGTCTCTTTTTGTTTATCTTTTCCTTTTCCTTATTTGTATCTTCTAATCTATTTATCTTTTCTAAATTCTTCATATTAACATACTCTTTTAATTGATCAACAAAATTTACAAATGTCTTCATCAATTCCGAATATTTCACCTTTTCTATCTCATTTGTTGGAACATAATCTTTCATAAAAGGCGCATTGTCAAAATTATTTATCACATATTCATATACTGATTTCTTATTATCATCATCACATAACTCCATTTTCTTATTTAATCCATTTTTCCAAATATTCACCAAATATTCACTCTGAGGACCCCACCTAATTTTATTACTTGTCACTGGAATATTACCACTTAATATATCTTTTGTTGTTAAAAAATATTTAGGATATTCCTTTTCCTTCTTACCCTCAGCAACATTATATATCTTCACTTCAACTTTCTTACACCCCTTTAAATTAATCTTACCATACCACTCTTCTAAAATAATACCACAATTTTCAATCATTTTTATAATTATCTCTAAATGTTTCGATTTCTTATACAATAATCTAATTTTTTCACTTTGCTCTTCTGATAACACAATTAACCCAAAACAAGTTTCTATTATCTTATCCTTTGTAGACATCAATAAACTCGAACCCTTTATATCCACCTTTGTAAAATATCCAACATTATATAACTTTTCTACTTGACTAATAAATGTATTATTTGTCATATATATATCTCTATTTCTAATCATTTCTACTATAATTAAATAAAAAGTTATATATTTCAAATCAGACTCTTTCCATGTAGTAATATTTATCCTCTCTAATTCACCTCTCATAACATCAACAGTCTCTTTTATATTTCCTAAAACAGTATATCTATTAATTATATCAGACGGATAACTTAATAATTTCATAACCTTATCCACATTATTCATTATCTCCTTTTCACCTTTTGATAACTTTTGCGCCATAAATTCACATCTCTCAATATCTTTAAATGACACCTTTAATTCTAATTCTTCACCCATATTCTCTTTTTCACCTTCGTGCCCATCTACTTCATAACCTACTACTTCACTTTCTTCTTGTTCTTTTTCTTCTTCTTCATATTGATGTTGTTCTTCTTCATTTATATCGTTTTCACTTACAAAAATATCATCATTTATTTCAATCACTTCCACTTTTTTACAATGTATCTTAAACCCAGGCAAATATCTGTCTATCTCACAACTTTTAATTTCCACCTCTTTATTTTTCTTATCGTAACCATACATAACTTCTCCTTTTATTTTAGTAATATTAATAATATCACCATTCTTTAACAATATGTCATGATGAAACACATCTCCTATTTCTATATTTCTTTCCTCCAAAACACCATTTATATTCACTAAATGTCTAGAAACACTTTTATTTAATGCATCTATATGTATACATAATCTTGCATTAATTATTTTTATCAATTCACCACTTTTACCTTTATTGTCTCCCTTCTTTATAAAAACATTACCACCTTTTATCTCAACCATCTTTTTTTCTACTCTTGTAATAATAAACCCACCATTTATATTTTCAAACTTGACATCAATCATATCAGGATAATATTCTAACACATATCCATTATAACCCTTGTAAATACCTGTCTTTAATTTAATCATCACACCATGATTAAATTTAATAAATTCTTCATTTTCTTTTTTTGTTTTTTCGTTTATTTTTTCGTTTGTTTTTTCGTTTGTTTTTTCGTTTGTTTTATTGCCCAATGTAATATTGGAAAATCTCTTGTTTAAAAAATTCAATGCTGACATCTTAACTTGTACAAAATCTATACTTTTTCTTTTATTTTTCAATTTTTTATTTATCAAATACACCAAATTACCTATACTATAAATCACGTGACTTATATACCGATAATTTATATAATTTTTTTTTATTTATATAATTTATATAATTTATATAATTTAATTAATGGATATCATCATTAAATCATTTCAATCATTTTATAAATTTGATAAATATTTAAACACTGAAAAAGATTTAGGAAAAAACATATCTGATATACTTCTAGAATCTAATATTACCTTTGGAAATCTACTAATTACACTTATTAAATTCCATTTCCAAAAAAACACAATAACAAACTTTAATCACTCAGTAGAACACGTAAACGCATACAATCTAGTCTTTCAATTAGCAAATGAACAACAATTACAAAATTTATTTGATTTCTCTATATACTTTAATTTACATAAATCTAAATCTACTTTAATTAAACAAACTATACCTAGTATGTACCCTGAAGTTATATATATAGTACAATTTATTGACCATATATTTATACATTTACTAAATGTGTTTAAATTACTAAATAAAGCTACACAAAAAAGCAACAACATATTAAAATTAGAATTAAATATCGACGAAAAAAAAATATTCAATAGAATTGATAACACCTTAAAACCAGGTGATAATTACCTTAACGAATTAGTAGCTAATATAGATATTATCACATATCTAATATTTTTAAATACCGATACCATTCCACTAGAATTATTCGGTCTACTTAATAGACAACTCAATATAAAAAATACAAAATATTTAATATTCCTAATTAATAAATTCCAAAATATCATTAAAGACGATAAAATTTGCTATATCACACCAATTGTTTTAAATGAATTTCAAATATTCGAAAAAAAACAATCCCCAACTACTACATCCCCAACTACTACATCCCCAATAGGAGAATTCGTAACACTTTTAACTTCTAAAACTACATCTCCAAAACATAAAATTGAAGCCTTTATTCAACAATTTATCAAATTATCGGAACCAATTGGACAAAGTATTCTTTATAGTATTTTATTAAAATTAGGATTTGGTGCAAGATTATTTACAAAAAAAAAATAATAAACTAATTTTTCAAAAAGCAATATTATTTTTTATATAGTCCATACCATTAAAAAAACTATCCACACCATATACTATATAAAGACAATATTCAACATTTTTATTATCATCTTTATTTTCAATATCTAAATTATACGTATCCATTAATATACAAAAACTTGACAAATCTACAGTTTCCTTAATACGTTTATCCAATTTTAACATTTTTTTATTTATTATCTTAATATCATTTATTATAGATGATTTTAAATTACAAACCAAATATACATTGTCCTTTAACGCTACATTATCATTTAAATTTCTTATTATCTCATTTTCTATATCACTTATCGTATTTTCATCATCTATTCTATAATCCTTTATAAACGCCAATCTATTAAATTTATAATCTGTTAAACAACATCTCATTCTTGTTATACTATTTTTTATATCTGTTTCCATATTCGTAAATAATAACCACTTCATTTTAAATCATCTATAATATAACAAAACAAAAAAAAAAATATTCAATTATTTATTTCATTATCATCATATATCAAAACATACCATAAATTAACAAATAATTACATTATAATTCCCATAACTTTTCTATTTCTAATAATCTTCTCATTTCTTCTTCTTCTGTCGTTTTATAAAAACAATTTGTACATTGAACATAAAAATTTTCCATAACCGTTCTAATCTTATCAATATAATACATAATATACATTATTATAATATTACTAAATAATAAAAAAAACTCAATTACTTTAACTTTCCACAAAATAAATATTCAACTACATTTTTCGATTGCATTTCATTACTGTTTTTATTTGACTTAAATCTCTGATAATTTTTTTCATAACACCTCACATCCGTCCAATTTTCCTTTAATATTTCTATCATCTTATCCTTACTAACAACACTCTCCGACGAATAACTAATAAAAATATACTTTGATCTAATTTTACCCAATATCATTTTAAACTCCCCCAACGCATCCCTTTTTGAACAAAATTTAGATTTTGTTGTTATTTCATCTCTTAAACCCGTCTTACCCTTAATCTTTGGATAATCATATCTACTAATCGTCTCCAATAAATGATAATTATCATGATAACCCCTATTCGCAACATACGGCGGATCTATATACACCACTTCATATTCCGATAAATCTATTGTATTTAATAAATCCGTCACATTCATATTATAACTACTGTGCTCTATAGAATTAGAATTGTCCTTTATCATACTATCTATTAACGTTACATCCAATTTTAAAGCCTTTAATGAACATGGTTTAAATTTTTTTAAATATGATCCATATACACTTGCTATATTACTTACACTAGTTACCGCATACAATAAAATTTTTAACATTAAATTAAATTCATCCTTATTTATAATATCATTCTTTAACAAATCATCTAATTTCTGTCTAATTTTATCAACTTTATACCCATTCAAACGTGTCAAATACATTCTCTTTTCTTGTGAAATGTCTGTGTAATTATTATATATAAAATCCTTTTCAGTAGCACTAATATCATCTAAATTTAATTTGTCGTTTTCACCGTTTATTTCTTGTAATAAACGTGCAACTTTGTCTACATCTATATTTTTAGTCGTCCAAACAGATGACACTATATATGCATAATTCTGAATATCATTTGTTAAAATCCTTTTACATCCACGTTTTAAACTATGATAGGCAACAACTCCAGTTCCACTAAAAATATCCGCAAATGATTCTATTTCATCCATTTTCTTACCAATGTATTCGTTTATTTTCGACTCTATAAAATCTAATAATTTCATCTTACTACCTATATAATTAAAACTACGAAAACATAATTCACTCCTTTTCATAGAGTCTATTTTAAAATTATATTTGTTCTTTAAATTATAAACTTTTACCTTTAAATTGTTTATATCACCACGATTTATCATATCTATTAAAACATTAACATTAAAACGAAATTTAATACAATCCCTATTATTATGTATCTGAATCTCACCCAAAGACTCTTTTATATCTTTTTTTTTATTTTTTGATACATAATAAATAGTATTTGATTCTTTCCAACTATTAATATCTTTTGATGTCATAAATATATCATCTAATTTTTTATTAAACAAGTTTCTAAATTCTATTACATCATCTGTCTTTTCAATAATATAAACAATACCATTCTTAAATTGAAACACTACCATTGTATCACAACAAAACAACGCTTTTAAATAATTTTCTATCATTTCAACTTTATTTTCTAAAAAAAAATTTTTAAAATTTCTTTTGTTATCAATATTTAACGACATTTTATTATTTAAACTACGTAAACTACATTGACCTATCGTCTGAGGACATATTTTATTACCATTCATTATTGTTTTTATCGACACAGTCTTACCTTTTTGTTTTAAAAAATCATATTCCTTGTTTAAATGTCCTGCATGTTTCATTTTCATCCTCTTAAAATCTCCACCTAACGTCTTATTTATATCATCAGATATTTCTTCAGGTATATTAGTATACTTTCTTTTTGTATTAAATTTCGTTCTAGTTATATTACATATCTCCTTTTCTACCATTATACCCAATTGTTCAGTATTTTTACACGTATAATTTATAACATTTCTTATTATCTTATTCATTTTGTCACTTAATTAATATTATATTAATTAATTAATTGATTTTTTATTAATTGTACTTTTAAAACGTAACCTTACATTCTCCTATTAATTCTTCATATTCTTTTTCATATATATCTTTATCTAATTTTTTATGTTCTATTTCAATTCTATTTAGTAATTTTGTAATATAGTATACATTCCATGGAGGAATCGTATAAAATATACTATTTAAACACCCATTTAATAATCTTTCTGATATTAATTTATTATAATTAGATTCTTTTTCATACTTTGTTTCTGCTCTATAACCCCTAGAAAATCCATAAATACCTAAACTTGTATTTACTACAATAAATGACCTAAACAACAATTTATTTACCATTTATATTAATATTAATATAAATATCGTTTTTCAATTTTTAAATAATAAACACGTATCATATTTATTAGGTAGATTACTCTTTTTAATCTCTCTCATTAATCTAGTTATATCATTTTTATCCAATAAATAACTATATTTAATTAAAAAATATTCCAATACATCAATATTTTCCATCAATTTATCTAAATTTTTATCTTCTATACATCGCTTTAATTCAATAATTGTATTTATATTCATGTTAATAGTCATTTGATATTTAATAGTATTGATATTTTTTTCAATTTTTAAATAATACGATTCAAGTTTAAAATTAATTTAATTAATTAAATTAATATATGTCTAATTTTGATATAAAGTATTATAAAATCAAATCAAATGCCCTAAAACATCTAAATGAAAACAGTATACTTTGCAATAAAAATATCACAAATTATTTTATACTCGATAATTACCAACAATTCTTAAATTTAATATTAACTAGCGAAACTAAAGACTATTACGAATATATCTCATGTAAATCACCAGTAAATCTATTTTTTGACATTGAAATTTATAAAGACACGTCTGTTTACTTTGATAACCCAGAATCACTCCTCGGTATTATCATTAATAAAATAACAGAATACATTGGACCTAGTTACATCATTCGAACAATTATTTTAGAATCACATGACATTGATAAAAAAAAATCATTTCATATTATCTTTAAAATAACCGACCATAATAACATTGAAGTTTTATTTGAAAATGTTACTATATTAAAAAATATGTATAAACTATTCAATTTTGGTTCAATACGTGATAGTAATAAAAAATACATTATCGATCCTAGCGTATATAGAGAAGGCATCTTTAGAACAATATATAGTAGCAAATCTAACGAAAATCGTCCACTTATAAAATGCGAATTAAGTGACGATTTCGATGATATAGAAACTTTTATTTGTTTTAAACCAGATCATTTTACTTTATTTAACGACGATCTAAATAATAATAATATAGACGAAAATATAACATACGATATAACAGACGAAATAATAAATATTAATCTAAATGATTTAAACGAAGTTGTTAACATACCAGAAGACCTAAATCAAGACGACAAAACAACCATATGTAAATTTGTTCAAAAAGAATATCACCATTTCCCTAATAGAATCAGAGACGTTTTTATTGATCAAATCCATAATTGTATCGTCATAGCCCTAATTGAAAAATATTGTCCCTTTTTAGACCGTGAACACAGAGGCAATAATCAGTATATTGTTATAGATACATCCAGCTCTAAACAAAAGTGTCATAATACTGAATGTAATGAAGATAAATATAATGAAATACGATTAGAAAATTATCCAAAAGAACTTAATGAAATCATTAAAAAATGCTTAAAAATTAATCAACAAGAACTCGACTTGATTGACCATGCTATTATAGAATGTAAAAACTATATCAATGACAATTTTGATAATGGCGTCAAAGATGTCCTTTTTGATAAAAAAGAAATGATATTTAGAGGAAACGTAGCAGATAAAAGTTTAGTAGGAATTCTTAAAGGTAAATGCCCAGAATGTAATGTTGAACACCAAATTAGTGATAACGGTTATTGTTTAAAATGTAAAGTCTGCTCATCAGTTTTCCCCAAAAATCAAGTCATTCCTTTAGATGATCGATATAAACACCTACATAACTTCTGGATGAATTATAATCAACTTGTAAATCATGGAACCATTAATAATATCATAAATATATATAATAATACCGGCGAACAAGACTTTAGTTGCGATATTAAATTAGATAATAATATCTTTAAAAACAAAGAAGTCACTAATATAATCAATCAAGTTTTAGACGGACATAAAATAACAATGATTTCAAAACTAATATTTACTATTAATAAAGATTTTGTTTATTCACGTAATAATTGGTATTACTTTAATGGCGCCATATGGAGATGCGATAGCGATAACATTGAAATGAAAAAATGTATTATCGATTTATCTAAAATGTTTGATAAAATTAAAACATTTTATGATAATAAATACACCGACGAAACAACCATTAATTTAAATAAAAATATTAAAAGTTTAATCAATAAATTTCATAAACCAGGTTATCAAGATGACATTATTAAAGGCGCAAAAATATATAATAATAATGAATTATTTATCACAAACCTTAATAGCAAAAAACATCTTGTTCCATTTACTAATGGCGTATTTGATCTTTTAGAAAATAAATTTAGACAAACAAAAAAAGAAGATTATATTAATCTAACTGTCAATTATGAATATAAATCAGACGAAAATCCAGAAGTAAGAACATTTTTAGAACAAGTTTTACCAAATAAAGGAGTAAGAGACTACGTCCTCAAAAAAATGAGCGAATGTCTTAATGGTGATATCCCTAATACATACTTTTTAATGTTTATAGGTGACACTGGTGCTAATGGTAAAAGTCAATTGCTCAACTTAATGAAATTAGCCATGGGAGATTTTGGTGAAAAAGTTGAAGTCACATTGTTAACACGAAAACGTAATAATGCAAATGAAGCTAATACTGAAAAAATTAAATTAATGCATAAACGATTTGCCTTTTTAAGTGAACCAGAAGATGGCGAAAAAATCAACATTGGTCTTTTAAAAGAATTAACTGGTAGTGAAGAAATTGTAGCAAGAGGTCTATACCAAGAAGCTATGAGCTTTGTTATGGAAGCAAAGTTGTTTTTGGCTTGTAATGAACTTCCTGAAATCAAAGGAGAAGATACTGCATTATGGCGACGTATTCGAGTTATAGATTTCCCTTCTAGATTTTTAGATGACCCAAAAGAAGCAAATGAATATAAAATAGATAGAACACTTCCATCAAGAATGCGAGAAGATATCACATGGCGACAAACATTTATAAAAATATTATTAGATTACTACTTTATGGATGTTAAAGAACCACTCGAGGTTCAAGTTAAAACCAACGAATATCGTCAAGAAAATAACGATTTTTATAACTGGATGGATGAAAACATAGAACAACATAAAAGTGGTATTTTAAAATTAAAGGACGTCAGTCAATTATACACTGGTAAAATCAACATTCATTCTAGTTTATCAAACAAATATAAAAAAGAAATAGAAAAATGGATAAAAGAAAAACATAAAAATATTAATCATCAATATCGTATTTCTAGTTATAACGGAGAACGTTATAAAGGATGGATAGGATTAAAAATACGCGATGACATTTAAACTTTATTTTTTTATTATATAATTTATATGAATTATATAATTATTATACTTTTCGTCATTTCTATCTTTTTTGTTATAATAAAAACACAACAACCAAACACAAATATTATAATAAACACTATACTACGAGGATCTGCACGATGGGCAGCTGCAAGTTTACAAGATAAAAGTCCTATAGTTGCTGTTTTACATGCCAATTATGCAGCTGGTTATTTATGGGCACTCAAGGACTCATTTTCTGATATAGATATACAACGAGCAACTGGTATAGATGTTATTAAATTTCAAAAAAAAATAATTGATGTACAAGATAAATCAACACAAATGTTAGTTAAAGCGTGCCCTCAATTTACATCTAATATTGATACCTATCTAGGAAAAATTGCTAAAGAATACATTTAAAAAATAAACTTTTAAAAATTGAATATAATATACAACACTTTTTTATTAAAATATGACAATACAAACATATCTTGATAAACGTTTACACATTTTTGATTATGATGAAACATTATATATCAATAACAAGTATGAAAATAAAATAGATTATCAACATTATATTATAAAGATAATTAAAAATTTAAAACAACAAGGTAAATTAATAGCAATGGCTTCGCATAATGTAAATGCAGAATCGTATTTTTGTCACAAATATCCAGAAATCTATCACTGTTTTAATATGTTTGTATGCGAATATCCTTTAAATAAAGATATTATGGTATCTCGTATATTAGAAAATTTAAATTGTAAACCAGATGAAGCCATATTTTACGATGACAGACAATACAATCTAGATCTAGTTGAACAATTAGGCGTATTTTGTTATTTAGTTGATGAAACTATAGGTATTAAATTTGAAGATATCGTAATTAAAGACTAATATTTATTTAAGTTTTAATCCCACCCACCCTTTATAACGTTCTCCGTTATAACTAGAAATATGATATTGATGATTAATATTTTTATATTTAGTTTTTATCCACTTTTCTATCTCTAATCTTATTTTATTTGATAACTTTGAATGAACTGTATCCATATCCATGTATAATTCACATATTTTCTTTAATTTTAATATACCATTTTTATCTAATTCTATGTTATTATTTAACCAATTATATAGCTCACTTTCTTCTTTTTCTTCATTTACAAAAGTTTTTTCACTTTCAGTTTCACTGTTTATTTCTAAATTTATATTTATACCATTTTCTGATAATTTAGTTAAGATTTGTTCTTTTGTAATTTGTTGATAACATGATTTTAATGTATCTACTACTTTCCCAATAGTTTCAACTACTGTTTTTATAAAATCTACATCACAATCAAAAAATTCTCTGTTACTATTACACCTATATCTTTCTAAAATATAATGAACCGTCTTTTCTAATAAATCTGCATTACTCGTTTTAAAATCAAGTAACACTTGGATGTCATTCATATTACCTGTTTGAAGACCCTTGATTCTCTTTTTAACAGCATCTTTTGTTTTACCCACTTTTGTTCCACCATCAGTCTTTATCACGTAAATATGTCCAGTTTTCTCTATTTCTTCATATACTTTTTCTTTATATTTTACTAACTCTAGTTCTTTTTCTTGCAATTGTTGTTGATACTCAAGTTCTTTAACTTTTACTTGTTCTTTTGTGTATTCAAACATAATTTCTTCCATTTTAATGTAATATTTTCTAATTTTTTTACCAACAGGAGTTCTAGCTAGTGCACATAATTGTTTAAACGTGTCAATATTCATTAATATTTGTTCTCTGTTAGTACCTCCATGCTTACTTGCTTCAGAGTTTTCTGAAGCAAGTTGTTTATCTGTATTTACTATATAATCAATATTTAGTTCAAATTCCCGCTTCAGTATGTCTTTTGCCGTACCCTTTCTAGAATATCCTATCCATGAATATACTTCCTCCAAGTCTACAACAAAGTCTTTAGTTTGGTCAAAATTCAAATAACAAAAAAAACTATTTACAAACATTTTCTGTTCTTCACTTGATAAATTTTGTTGAAGTTTTATAACTAACGGATCGTTTATATCGATGTTTATAAATTTTTCTTGTTTTTTAGGACTTTTGAAGATATCGAACATTATTTATTATAATTATTAATAATGTTAACTTTAAATTAAAAAATTATCAGATAATCCATCTTCTGTAAGAAACCATGTATCTGAATTGTTTGTTCCAACGCCCCCAGGGGCGTTGATTTTCACCTTACATTCTTCATCTAAATTTTCTATTGTTTTTCGTATTTTATCAATACCAAGTAATTCACCAATATCTTTAGCTTTAAATAAAGGATTTTCATAAGTTCCATATACTTGAATATTCAAACCATTAAATTGTTTAACTAACAAACTATCTTCATTATTAATATCTTGCGTTTTTTTAGGACTTTTGAACATATTTAACATTATTTATTATAATTATTAATAATGTTAACTTTAAATTAAACAATTGACTCACCAAATATATTTTGGCGAACAACATATTTTTAATTTTTCATATATTTTTACAATCAGACCATAAAGTGTGGTCTACACCCCAAACTCACCAGATTTCACCAAAACTCGTCAAATATGGTCGTGTTCACCAAACACGCCAATTTCCGGAAACTTTTCTATAAATTTATTTTTTTTGAAATTTTTATTTTTAATTTTTTTTTCAAAATGAATTTGCCAGGACTTTACCCGATTTTGGCGAGTTTGGTGAACACGACCATATTTGGCGAGTTTTGGTGACAATTTGGCGAGTTTGGTGTACACACCATTGTTTATGGTCTCATGTTATTTTTATTGATTTTTCTTAGTTTTTTTAAAGAATAATTAACAATAGAAATACATATAAAACATATAAAAAACAGATAAATTTGACAAAATTTGAAAAAACAAAATTCGCTAATTTTCTTAATGTTTTTTTGATAAAAAAATCCTATTTTTGAGACGGTAAACACCTCTTTTTCGAAAAGTTCATTTTCTTATCAAAAAAGTTCACATGTCGGTCGCAAACTGATGAGTTTTGACAAGTGCGAAAATCATCGAGGGAAATTTTTTTTTCATATTTTTCGCTAATTTCCTTAACTTTTTTTTAGCAAAAATCTTTAAAAACCAAACCATAATTGATACACTTTTAAAAAAGCCAAAAATGGTCATTTTTTACTAAATTTCCTTATTTGTCGTTTGAAAAAAGTAGTTTTTAAAAAGTAAAAAAATCATGGTAACAATTTTTTTTAAAATAAATTAAAAATTTTTGCTAAATTTCTTAACAAAAAATTAAGGTTACACCGCAAGAAATCAAACCATAATTGATACCCTTTTAAAAAGTCGAAAATTCAAAAATTTTTTTCAAAAAAAAATCAAAAAACATCAAAAGGCTATTTGATTTTGGCGTTTTTTAGAAAATTTTAAAAATTATGGTCTCAAAATTTTTTTCAAAAAAAAACCGCACTGCAAATCGATTTTTCGACTTTTTTTATCTAAAAACCACACCATAATTAGAAAATTTCAGAAAAAAGAGGTTTTTGAAAAAAGATTTCAAAAAAAAACCGCACTGCAAATCGATTTTTTCAAAAAAAAATGTTAAAAATCAAACGGACATTTGGAAAATGTCTAAAAAACACGTTTTTAGAAAAAAATGTTAAAATTTGTATTTTAAGCTATATTTTTTTATTTTTTTTAAAATCAAGAGCATTTTTAGCTTAAAGAAATAAGATTTATAAAAATATAAATGTATATAATTATACATAAAGAATTTTTAACAACGCATCATGTATATGATTCAGTGGAACCTTGTTTAACGTTATCTAGTTATTATACAGAAGATTTATATGAACATGTAAAAATTCCGGATGAAATATTAAATTATATATCTGTTATTAAAGCAGGAAGACAAGATGAAAAGATTTATTTATATGTAACGCATGAAGGTAAAAGTTCCGTTGACACAGAAACATGGAAACAGATACGTCTAACACGTAATGAATTATTATACCAAACTGATTTTTATTTAATGATGGATTATCCTTTAAATGAAATTTATCGTAAAGAATGTATAAATTATCGACAAATATTGCGTGATATTCCTCAAAATTACCAATATCCATTTGATGTAGTTTGGCCAATATATCCTAGTTTTTTTACATTAAATAATAATTTTGAAAATAGATAAGTTACTTTTAACGCATAAGCCCTTTTTTGATATTTTTGATAAAAAATCATATACTACCCCATATGATTTTTTATTTGTCGTCACAAAAATGTAAAAAACTAAATTTTTATTAGTATTTTATGGTTTGATTTCTAACAAGAAAAAGTAGTCGTTTTTGATAGACGAATTTATGGATGTGTGTTTTTATATTCTTCAAAATCTTGTCTTAACTTTTCAAGTTCTGCTATTGTTTCTTGTAATGCTTTTGTAAGATATGGTGTAATTTTACTATAATCTAACCCATAATATAATGGGTTACCTTCTTTATCAACTGGTTCATCATGATCATAATTTTCACAGTTGCATAATACGCCATTTGACATATCTGTTGTATTACAATCGCAATGTGAATAACTAGAAAAATTCTGACGCAGTCCAGGTATAACTTGATAAAACTCTTGTGCAATAAACCCAAAATCTCGTCTATTATCACTTCGCCATGTAAATTCTACTGGTCTTAATTGCTTTATAATATCAATTCCGTTATTTAAATTAGTAATATTTTCTTTTAAACGTATATCAGAACTTGTATTATAAGTAACTGCACTAGCTCCATTTCCACCTATAGTTCCTCTTAATACACCAGCTGTATTGTAAAATTGTAGTATGTGATTTCCATCATTCCAAGCTTTTAGAGAAATACCGTCTTGACTTCTACCACCATTAACTGTACTCGGAAGTGATACTATTTGGACAACACCATTTCCAACAGTGCCACCGTTCATAGATAATGTAGTAAATGGTTCGATGTCTGTATTGATTGAAAAGTTACCTGATTTAATTCTTAATACTCCTGCAGTCGTAGTATTTGCTAATGATCCTAAAGTACCATTATAACCTCGTATGATAAAGGTATCTGAAGTTCTACCAATTGAATACGCGGTAGTACTAGATGACATAATTGTTGATCCTTCTGTATTAAGATACGCACCAAAAGCCACCACCGGATTAAGACTATCAAAAGCTCCCATACTTATTATAGGATGTGTTAAATTAGATGTAAAAAACATGTTAAGTTTTGGATAATTCACTAAACTTCCCGATGTACCAACTATCATTTCATAAGAAGATCTAATTGTTCCATTTACATCTAATGTAGTTGATGGTGAAGATTTACCAATACCTACATTACCACCTGTAGTGAAGATATTACCTATTGTATTACTATTCCCTGTAGCTAATAAACTGGTTGACAGATTTAACGTACCACTTGATATATTCGTTCCAACAATATTTGTTGATGTTAAATTTGTGCTATATAATGCAGCAGTAGTAATAGAAGTTGACACATCACATGTACCAGTTATGTCTAATGTATATACTGGAGCAGTTGTACCTATACCTACATTCCCAGAACTACTTAATGTCATTGCTGTCGTTCCAGCATTTACAACAAATTCTAATCTTTTATCAGTATTATCATGTATAATTCTACTTACATAATTTGTATTTGAATACCCAAAATCTATTATTGAGAATCCAGAAGTACTTCCGCCTTGATTTATTTGTATAATACTTGCATTATTAACAAAATCAGTTCCCATATGTATACCAGTTCCTATAGGTAAAGCACCAATTGTTCCAGTAACATGTAAAGCAGATCCTGGAGCAGTTGTACCTATACCTACATTACCTGACGTTTTAAATGTCATTAAAGTTGTACCTGTGCTTCCGTTAAATGTATCAATAAACATAGTATCATCTGTACTTCTTTGATCAACTACTAATCTCCA